AGAATCAGTAGCTAAATTCAAAAAAGCCTTAGCTTTTAAGCGGAAATTATGAGGACTCATGCCAGCTACCATGCCAATACGCTGTAATTGCTGGTCAGAGCAGTCAGCAATAGCTTCTACTGTATGGAATTTAAGCCCACGCAATTCTTCAGCTTGGCTACGAGTAATTTGTGGCCATTGCTCAAGCGGTGTGCCAATAATGTCTTGATGATTTGATACTTGATTTTGATAATGCGCCCATTGGCGAGGGAAACGCTGTTTATGGGACTCTTGGGCATAAGTGTCGATTTCTGTCAAATTATCGCCAGGAATCATAATACGCACGAAGTCAAATTCTTTAAAAATCGGTCTGCCAGCTTCGTCAGAAGCTAAATCTTGCTTGAGGGACTTTTTATAGAATTGAACCGCTAGTCTTGCATCTGCACCTGAAACATCGCTTTCTATTGCCATTTTTAATTCTCCAAAGTAGTTTGGGGGTTTATAAAAAAATAAAAGGGACTCCCCTTTTGAGGGAATCCCAGTTGTACTACATATTCAATTTAAAAGGGTTAACCTATTAAACAGAAGCAGCGCCAAACCAACCATAGTCACCTGAAGCCATAGCGACTGCTGGGCCAGCGTATAAGCCAGCGCCACCAGTTGCTACGAAAGTGGTAGTGTTGATAGAGCAAGTTGCTGTTGAAGCAGCGATAGTTGAGCCAGCTTTAGCCCATACATAACGCTTACCATCGGAAGCAAATACTTCTGCACCGAGTGGGCCAAATGTTACCAAACCAGCGTTTGCTGTTTGTTCTGCAACAGTTTGTGTATCGTTTAAATCAATCCCTGAGAGGGGGGTAATGGTATATGCCATGATATTTCCTTTATTAATTAAGAGGGTAAGTTAAATAGGGGTTTCCCCCTATAGATTAACTACCTGTCAACAGACCTTGTAGGAATGAGTTAGAAGTAGTCAAGTTACCAGCCCAACCATACAATTTTACAATCGCATCTTGGTTAATAGATTGACGCTCACCACCGATAGGTACAAAGTTACGCTCTTTGTGTGGGCGTAGGAAGAGGTAGTTGGTATTCAAGAAATACATATATGTAGCTGTTTCTTGTGAGCCATAACCACCACCTAATACCACATCAGCAGAAGTACCACCACCGTAGAATTTCAATGAAGCGAAACCAGCAGCGCCAGACTCTTCAGCAGCAATACGCTGAATAGCTTGCAATGCGCCTACATAGTAGGAATACAGAGTGTTACCAGCAACAATCAAGTCAGCCTTGTCAGTACCACGAATCTGCTTGATAGCAGCAGTAGTCATAGCAGCAAGGATAGTTGTTGAAGAAGTAGCACCTGAAGTGATTTGATTCTGCCAGAAAGTCCAAGTAGCACGGTTAATACCACCGTATGTACCTGTGGTTGGTACAGCAGCAACAGCAGCGCCCAAACCATCTAAGTTTTTACCGCCATTACCTGTACCGTCACCATATAAGTCACCGGAAATACGGTTAAGCAAACGAGCTTCAGAAACTTGCATACGACCATCTAACAAGTCGATGATTGCTTCTTTGCTTGAGTTTTGCAACATTTCTAAGCCAGACATTGTAACTGCATCAGCGTACTGAGCAATTTTGTACTGAGCAGCAGAAATAGGGCTATCTGGAGCAATGTTTAATACTTCATAGCCACTATAGCTATTAGCATTGTTGGTTGTGGTGTCATCATACATAATCTCTTCCAAGATTACATTACCGCCTGAGAATGGGCGTACATTGCCCTTCTGATTCAAGCGCTGAAGAATAGCGTTGTTTTGTGTTAAGTTATCTGCCAATTCACCGCTACGACTTTGAATCGTGGTAGCGATAATATCGGTGATTGCTGAGTTAGCAAATGCCATGATATATATCCTTAAAAAAATGTGCCAAAATTGGCTAGTTAAACCCTGCGGCTCATTGCTTCACCTAATTGGTCAGCAATTAAAGACCGTCTATCCTTTTTATCTTCTGGATTACTCACTTTTCCACTAGGAGTAGTGGACTTTGGACTAACCGCAGCAGCCTTAGCCTTCGCTACTTGCTGTGCTTTGATTGAGGACTGTTTGGCATCTTTTAGGAGTCTATCCTGTTCGATTTCCCAAACATCATCATTCATACGCACGGCTTTCTTGTAGGCCGTTTCTAGGTCTTGGGCTTTCCCTAGCTCAAGTAGTTGAGCCATTTCTTCCCTTACCACATCAAAATGCGGAAACTTCTCCACATTACTTCTTACTCTTTCAATTTCACCCATTAAGCGTTGATTTTCCTCTTGGGCAAATCGACCTTTAATGCTTGAAACTTCCTGATTTACCATATTTAACTGATTCATCAGTTGTTGCGTATATGGGTCAAGTTGTGTTACTTGTCCATTTCCGTTTAATTGTATACCATAATCTGCTGCAAGTTTCTGAAATACTTGGACTTTTTGGTCATAGCCAGCATTAGATAAGATTTGTTCTGCACGGACTAGGTTTTCAATGTATTGAGTAGGTTGAATACCTCTGCGTTGCAAGTCTTGGGCATAAGGCGCAATAGCGTTTTCATAGGATTTAGCCCTATCAGCTTCAGCTTTATAAGTGCTTACGCCTTTCTTGTATTCAGACTCACGCTGGTTAGCATATTCGGCAAACTTAACAAAATCTTCTTTGTCGATTTGTTCACCTTTCTCCATTTTGTCCCAAATATTGACATATTCTTTTTTCCAGGTTGAAGGGCGAGAAATCTTTACTTCTTCCTCCTGTGCTTCATCCTTAGACGCAAATTCAAGTTCTTCAGCATCTTTGGTAGATTCTTCGTTACTCTCATTTCTATTTTCCACCTTAGCGGATTCATCGGTAATATCATCTTCAGATGTATCAATTTCTTTCTCGATTGGTGCTTCAAGAGTACCCTCCTCTGCTGCGTCTAATGCTGCTTCCAATGCTTCTCTGCGGTCTAAGTCTGCCATGATTTTTCCTAGTATTTAAGTTTTTCGTAAGCCAATTCAGCAATTTGGCGTTTTCGTGCTTCCATAGACTTTTTGCTGAGTTCTGGTGGTTTTTGTTGCATAGGTACATCGTTGCCAATTTCAATACAATGGTTGCGTTTTAGGTTTTCTCTATGTTTTGACCGGCTATCAATCCAGCTACCATCAGCCATAGAAATATGCCCTTCAATGTCAGAAATCACCGTAGGGGCTTCTTTTGGGGTCATTTCTAACTTTTGTTTCCAGGCTTTGTCGGCTTCTTCGCCTTCAAAAGGCAAATTCCAATAAGCAAGGTATTTTTCCCTATCATCGTACTGTTTAGGGTCATATTCTTCGTGGTCTACCTTACAATGGGCGCAGGTTACTTGGACTTTTACTAAAGCCATTACATTCTCCTTATTAAATCGGGTACTTGGTTATATTCTTCTTGACGCAATGCAATAACAGAGTCATACCATTTGGTATTTTTCCATCTCCAGCATATATATTCATCTTTAGGCAGTAATACAATCGTTTTAATGCCCAATGCACCCGCAAGGTGGGCTGTGCCTGTATCGACTGTCACAATGCCTTTCATAGCCTTCATGTGGCTTGCTGTGACTGCCCAATCGGTTTTCCAACCATCATCAGGAAGTGGGTGAAAAAAACCATTGTGTTCCGGTGAAAGCGAATAGCAGTTATCGCCTACTAAGCTATACATTTGATGGTCAGGAATAGACTTAATATGAAATAGAATGTTGCGACTTGCGCCCCAATTTACCCCTATTTTTGGCTCAATATTTGAGGGTTTTGCATACATATAACCTTCAGAGCCTACTATTTTCTTAGCATTTAAAGGAAATAATGACTTAGCATAGGGTGTAGCGCATGAAATATAGTAAGGAAGACTCATATTGCCTATCCAGTAGTCACATTCGACCACATCAGGACATTCAGGCTGATTCGTTAGTACATCAATACATTCAAATTGCCCTAAAACCCTTAATAATGAGCCATGCGTTAGCAATACGACCTTTTTAGCGCCCATAACCTTTAAAAATGGAAGAAATCTGGCAAACATAAAAATATCGCCAAAGCCTTGTTCCATCTGAATAACAATAGTCTTGTCTAAAAGGCTTTCCCCACGCCATACAGTAGGGCCTTGGGGTTTTTGCGTATAAGGCGTAACTTGATTAGCAAGGACTTCAGAGTGCCAACGATATTCAAATAACCTAAAGCCAGCGTCATAGCGACCAGCGTGTAGGTGTTCGTAAGATTCTTTGTACTTAGCGTGTGGGTTTACAGGATTAGTGCTAATAGGGCCTCTTCATCGTCTAATTCTGCTTGACGCTTGGCTTCTAAGATTGCTAACTCTTGTTCTAAGCGGAGTTTTGCAGCTCTTATCAATACAGCGTTTTGCAGGTCTTGTTGTTGTTGCTCAAGATTAGCGATGTATCGGTCAATGTTTGCTAGGTTTGACGGTATATCAACGCTAACTTCTTGATTGGATTGTATATTACTTTGTTGTGTCTTTGCAACAGGTTTAGGGTTAACTAAATCTGTAATAGTTTGTTTTCTTGCTTCTTGGTCAGCTTTTAATGCTGCAATGCGTTTAGCTTCTGCCAGGCGCAGTTTCTTTTGAATACCTTTAAGTCGTTTTAACTCTTCTCTTGTCCAAGGCGCATCATCTCCACCATTCTTTAAATTGGTAGGGGTAATAACAATCTGAAAAGCATTGTTTTGAAACGCATTAACTTGGAAAGCTGTTTGAAACACTAGAATGTCCCGCCTGACACCCCTACAAACTTAGTAGCTGTAATGGTTGTGCCAGTAATAGCTGCGGCTGCTGTACCGCCAATAGCAGGTGGGCTAGACAAGTCTAAAGTACCACCTAAAGTAAGGTTTCCGCTAGTTGTTACTGTGCCTGTTAAAGTCAAGCCATTGACTGTGCCTGTACCGCCTACGCTTGTAACCGTACCAGTATTGGAAGTCTTGTTATTAAAGGTAGTCCAGTCTGTGCTTGTAAGGTAGCCATTGACGCTTGTTGTGGCGGCAGCCATAGAAATAGCTGGAGTTGCACCACCGCTACTTACTACAGGGGCAGTACCAGTTACTGAGGTGACTGTTCCCTGTGGGTTTGCAGCAGTAGTAATACTTGTAACTCGCCCATAAGTGTCTATTGTGACTACAGGAATAAGGGTAGCAGAACCAGTTGTGCCAGCCGTTGCCACACCTGAAGCAAGGTCAATAATAGGGGTTACGCCACCTGTGCTAGTTATGCGACCAGTAGTTCCATTTACAGAATTGACATAAGTACCTGAGGCTTGTTTGCCATTAAATGTATTCCAGTCCGTAGAAGTCAGGTAACCATTTACAGAAGTCGTAGCGGCTGGCATTGATAAATGACTACCTGAAGTGCCTGAGCCAGTTAAGGGGGCGTCTGAAGTTACAGTAGTTAAATAAGACCCTGCTGGTTGTTTATTATTAAATGTAGTCCAGTCGGTGCTAGATAAGTAACCATCTACAGATGTGGTAGCTTTAGCCATGCTAATAGCAGGGGTTGTGCCACCACTACTAACTACAGGACTTGTGCCTGTAACGCTTGTGACTGTCCCTAAATTACCTGTAAGTAATACTCCATTAGCTGTTACTGTGCCAGTTGTAGTCAAAGCACCTGTGCTAGACAATTCCATTAATTTGGTTGTGGCTAATCCAGCATTAAACCATTGGAAACCATCGCCACCAAAGTCGCTAAAACGACCCCATCCAGTAGCGTAATCCATCACCAGGCCATCAGTAGGGGATGAGCCTGTAAATGTACCTGTAATAACAATACCAGCAGAAGAAGTTACATTAGTAAGTCTAGTAACATTGGCTGTTAATACATCAAAACTACCATCTCCAGCAGTTGATTGACCAATAGCTACTGCGTTTAATGAACCACCTGTAATTGATACATTGCTTGCATTTTGCGTGGACATTGTGCCAAGACCGCTAACTTGCGTATTTGCAATAGCAATAGTTGTATTGGTTGCGCTAGTAATTTGACCTTGTGTATTAACCGCAATGACAGGTACTGAGCTTGCAGAGCCATAAGTTGTGGCAGATACGCCTGTAGTTGCAATAGCCAAAGTGCGGTTAGCAGATAAGTCACCGCCACCTGTAAGACCTGTGCCAGCAGTAATAGTACGGCTTGTTGGGACTGTCCCGCTAATGTCAGTCTGAGTTAATACGACTGTGCCTGTATAGCCGTTTACGCTAGTTACTGCGTCAGTATTGTCAATCTTTTGCCATACAGAGCCGTTAAATACAGCCCAGTCACCGATTTGCCAGTCAGTAATACCGTTTAAATTAGTTGTACCTGCAACGCTTACAACATAGTAATAACCCTTAGTTCCAGTTGAGGATATAAGTGTAGGGCTATTTGTGTTTGCATTCCAAGCACCTTGATAGTTTAAATCACCTAGTGGTGGAAGTTGAGAAAGTGGTACTTGCCCACCAGAGTCAAGTGTAGCTACTCCATTAGCAACACCAGCATCTAAAGAAGCGGCAGTACCAACACCGACTAAAGTATGAGTAGCGTTCCAATCACTAGGGCGTACAACAGATGTGTCTGTTCCGTCAGGTATTGCCGAAACCTTACTATGGGTGACTGTAATAGTCATTAATGTACTCCTACAATTTTGCCGTTTTCGTCACGCAATACAGTTTTAGGTCTGTTGTGCTGTTGGTTGATTGTATCTACTAAAGCAGCGATAGCTTGTGCCATTTGGTTATTTCCTTGACCAATAGCGTTAGCAATAGGTTGCATAGGATGTTCTTGCGCTTTGACATATTCTTCTTCAGTCAAATAAGCCTGTGCGCCATCGTCATCTTGTGCGCCAATTCTAGCAACTTCAATTTTTGCGCCATTGTTGATGTGAGCTAACAAGACCTGAGTGTTTCTCTCAGTCATCATCTTCATTTGGGCTACTTTAAGTTCCATATCCCTATCTGCTTGATTTCGTTGCTGTTCTAGCTGGAATTTAAGCTGATTCTCTTGGGCTTGGTACTCTTGTTTAGCTTTTTCAAGCTGCATTTGACCTTGTAACTTAGCTTGTTCAACCTGGGCTTGCATCTGAATCTGTTGCATCTTCGATTGGTTGTCCATTTGCGCCTTCTGAATCTCAGGAGGAGGAGGTTTAGGTTGGCCTTGTGATTTTTGTGCAGTTACACGCAATTTATCAGCAGTTTCGTCAATAATACCTTCTAATTGCTTGCCTGCTTTAAACGCAGTAACACCAAATTTCAGCATTTCAAGCGCCATAGGCGCTAATTCAGGTGCGTTTTGTACCATTGGTACTGCTTGTTGCATAAATCCACCGACTGCTTGCAAGAAAGCCATTCTATCGGCTTTTTCTTGCTGTTCATCTTGGTAAATCATCGAATCAGAGGTGACTTCTATGCGGAAGTTTTTGCTGGCTTCGTTTCTCAGTAACTCAATAGCTTGCGGAATCAGTTGTTTATCTTCATCAGATAACTGCATAGCACCGGAAATCTTAACCAGCGTGTCATCAGTAAAGTGATTGCAGATAATCTGCGCTTTAATAGACAATAGGCTAGTAGCAAAGTCTACTACTGCGTGTTGCTGAGTCTTTAGACGACCAGCAGCGTTATTTGACTTGATAATCTGTGCGCCAAGCGTGTCATTAGGGTCTGATTGACCTCTTTGAATGTCAGAAATACCCATTAACTCGTAGATTTGATTCTTAACTTGTTCCATTGCTTGATAACAAGCCATTAAAGCAGTCGAGAATGGGGCTAAGTCTACTAAGTCAATAGCACCTTTCATACCTTGCTTTTCAGCAAAAGCCATCCAGTTAGCTACTGGAATCATGGTGTTATTTTCGCCTTCAGAAAATAAGCGTTGTAGCTCACTTGCTGAAGCGTCATATACACCACGCACTTTAAGGGCGTTAATCAAGCCATCTATGCGGTCACATAGCGTGTCTAACTCTCTAGCTTGGTCTTGATAAATAGTAAAGTCAGGGATTGGCTCTAGGCTATCTGTAGTCAGAGTTGCATATAAAGGTTTTGGACAAGGCCAGAAGTTCTCTAATCCTAGTGGGTCATCTCTTTCGTCAACAATCTTGCCTAGTGACTTAGAAATCCATAATACTTTGCCTGTTTCTTTATCCCAGACTTCGTATATCACCGCTTCATATACTCCGTCATCTGACTTGTAAGATTGCTTTAAGTCGTCTGGCTTTGTATCTAATGGGATTTTATGACCCATTTCTTCACCAAATCTTTCAACCAAAGCAGGGCGTGACATATAGACTCTGCGCCATACTGCGGTGACTTCTTCCCAAGTTCTAGCGATTGTGTGACCAAAATCCCGCCAATGGACATAATCAACTGGGCAGCACTCGTATTCAATGCGCTCTTGTGATTCATTCTCTACTGCACCTTCAGTTTCAGCTTCGTCAGAATCTTCAGTTACTTCTAGTCCGTCATCAGGCTTGCCATCTTTTTCGCCTACAATATGCGGCTCATAACGCACCCAAGCTACACCACGACCACCTAATAATCGGTCTAATACAGCGTTATTCATGGCTGATTTGTAGTCACCATAGTGCTCAATCTCAAACTCTAAGGCCCTTTCAAGCATCATAGAAGCGACACGGCCAATAGGGTCGTTATCACGGAATCTACGGCTTACATCAGGGCGAGGAAGTCTAGCAAAGATAGCTGGCTGAATGGTTTGGACATTTGACCAAAGAATATTAAATCTAGCATTAGGATTTCTGTCATAGCGACTGTCATCTTTATACTTCTTTACGATGCGGTCTACTCTAGCTTCCCAACGCTTATAAGAGCGCTCATAACCCATTAGGACTTTATACCAATCCTCGTATGTATGATTTACAGTAGCTTTGTCATTAGCCATAATTAACCTTGCTTTCTTTTTGCCCAGTTTGCCTTGACTGACTCAGCTATCTTTTGCTTCCATTCAGGTGTCCGAATATGGCTTTTACTAGCTAAACTCATTTTGGCTTTTGTTTCGTCTGTATGTTTAAAACCTTTTTTAATGCTTTTGCCTTTTCTGGCTTCACTCATTTTTCTTTTTGTTTCTTCGCTGGCTTTCTTACCTAACTTTGCATTTAACAATATTTCCTTAACATGGGGAAGCATTGGTAAACCTTTATTCCAAGGAGTCAAACCGCTAACACCTTCGCCACCATTTGTCCTATTAACAACAATAGAGCGATATTTGGCAATCAATTCAACTTCTTTAGCAAACGCATCGGTTTCGCTGCCCATAAATGCTAAACCTCTATACCAATCAGGGTATTTAGCGCAAATATTAGTGTGATGGCGATTTACTCTTGATTTCTTGTTTAAGCGGTCAGCATTACCTTTGCCAATATAAAATGGCACTCCATTAGGTTTGCAATCCACATACACAAAAAACATTAAATTCTCCTGTTGGTAACAGTTTGTTGCTGTGACCACAATTCTTTTAAAGTTACATCTGTTTTGCCTACAAATACACCTCTAATCGAGTCATCTTTCGAGGGTAACTTAGCTTCTTCTTTCCAGGCAATACTTAGCATCCTAAATGCGTCTGCACCATGAGAAGTCCAATCATGTCTAGGTTTATCCCTAAAGACCTTCTTGTCCTCATCGTACTCACGCTGGTACTGCCTCAAACATTCAATGCCATCCTCACATTTATGGTCAAACCAAGCCCTAGTTAATGCTAGTCGTGTAGCTTGTATTCCATCTTGCAATGACAACATTGGTACAATTTTCATTGATTTTAACGCAATTTTGTCTGAAAGTTGCTCAATTATGCTTCTATTTGACGCTAAAGTCTTTGCACGAGCATCATGGGGTAAATAATGTGTACCATACACATAGCCTCTTTCCGCTTCTCTTGACTGAATAATTCCAGCATAGAAAGCGACTGGTTGACCATTACTTGAATGATAGTCAAGCATACGAATCTCGCCATGCACTACTTGAAACCACCAAATAGCGGTGTCATCGCTATAGCCTAAGTCCCATGCTGTATGCACAGGAAACATAGGGTCATAAGCAATATCAATGATTCTGCCTTGGTCAGTAAGCTGGCGCATCTCCTTGCCGTAATATGCCCCTAGGATTGCGGATTCAAAATCGCACTCAAACTCTTGGAGATATTGGTCTTGAGTCATAGACTTAGCAGCATCGTCTAACTCAGATTGTGGTATTAACCCTGTATTACTAGCCCTTAAGGTTTTGGCATACCAATCATGGGAGTTGGTGGCTGCGGAATAAATGTCCCAAAAGGCATTATGACCCTTGGGCGTACCAATGAAAACTGCCCAACCGAGTCTGTCTGCCAACAAAGGCCGAATAATCTCGCCCCAAATACGAGGGCGCATATCTGCATACTCATCTAGGACAACCCCATCAAGGTATAGACCACGGAGAGAGTCAGCATTATCAGCACCAAACAACCTAATCCTTGCGCCATTTATTAGTTCCACCCATAATTCTGATTGATTAGCTTTAGCCATTACAGGCTTACTAAATCTTAATAGGTAGTCCCAAGCGATATTCTTAGCTTGGCTGTAATATGGTGCAACATAAGCGTAGCGACCATCTTCTTTGCCCTCTATTAGTGCTTTATAGATTAATTCATTAATGCAACTAACAGTTTTGCCACATCTACGGTGAGCAACAATAACTGCCCAGCGTTGCTGTCTTTCATGGAAATCTAGGAATACATCACGAGGTTGGTAGTCTAGTTCTACCTCTTGGACTATTTCTTCCAAGACACCACCATGCGTTGAGGGGCTTTTTCATCGCCTACTACTTCAGTCCTGGCTAGTTTAGGTACTGAGTATTCAACTAGATTCTGTACTATCTCACAAGCCTTAGCAGGATTAGGCTGGACTATGTACTTTCCAGTCTGGTCATCCATAATGCCTTCAGCGGTCTGCTGTATCCATGATTGAATAAATGGTAGGTTGCTATCAAGAATAGCTTTAACAGCCTCACGAGCCTCTTGTGTGGCTTTATTAGGCACTCCTGGCTTTCTTCCAGCCCTATTTAAATTCTTTTCTACAGATTTCGACACTTTATTTGCCATATAATCTCAAGTAATTGATTTATAAGGATTTTATTCTACACGCTTTTTAAATTCATTTTCTAAAATTTGTTTGCGTGTCATTTCTTCAAATTTAGGATTTAATTCAAAATTTCCATATTGGTCTGGGTAATGCGACTCTCTTACATCAAATATTTCAGATATAAAAGGGCCATTTTTACCTTTACTATGGCCTATTACCGAGTCATGTCCTGCATCTCGTACTTTTTGCGCTACAGCAGCTTCCTGCAAAGCATATTTAAGTTGATTGCCTTTTTTGCTATTATCAATAATATAGCTAGCGTAATCAGATAAATCAGGTGCGTGTTTGCTTAAAAATTCTTCAACATTTACAAGATTAGCTGGTCTGTTGCTAATTTTTTTACCAATGTAAGATTTTGCTTCGTCAATCATTTTTACAGTTGAATCTAAATCTAATTTGGCAACATCGTACTCAGAAACTCCAGGCAAAATTTCTTCTTTACTTGCCTTTTTAAGAGCTTCTTTTTTGGAATTTAAATTAGATTGCATACTTTCAATAAATGTTTCTGGTTTTCCGCCTAATTTTAAAATTCTTTGTGCTACAGGGCTATCTATTGATTTGCCATCAATTATTGTTTTAAATTCATCAGGATATGTTGAAATAACTTTAGAAACATCATCTTGCAATGCTTTTAATTGGGCTTTGTCAGTTAGTTGGGCATAAGCGGCTTCAGGCGCTTTACCACCAGTAGCGCCTTTAACAAATAATGGGTTTTTGTATAATGTTTCACCAGTAATTTTGTCTGTACCGCCATATCCGCCTGCCCCACCATAATGCTTCATGCTAGGAGAACCTTCTGGCAAATAAAATACTCCTGACCTTACTGATTCAGTCATTGCTTGTTCAGGCTTTTGTTTACGCATTAAGTTTAAATGCAATCCTTCATCAGATATACGGGCATTTGGCGTGTTTGCTACAGCTTGGTTAAATATGTCATCTTTAGGCAATGTAGTAGCCATACCCATTTGATTTACTACTTTGGGTGAAATAATGCCAGCCACATTAGGCATTAACTGGGTTAATTCTTGTATTGCTTCTGGGCGGTAATTAGGGTTAGGTTGACCTGTACCAAAGTCTGTCTTATTCCATCCACCAATAGCGCTATTCATTGCTTGCTGGTTTGTAGCTAATTGCTGTGGTAATGACGCTATATGCTTTTGCAATATAGAAGTCATTGTAGGTTCTACTGATGCAGGTACGGCTAATTCCCCATCTTGGGAGTAACCTGTTTGTCTTAACGCATCAGCAAGAGAAATAGCCATAATCAGCCAATGTCAGCGTCATGTAGCTTATTCATAGCTTTAGCTAACTTCTCTTTACGCTTTAGTCTATCGTTAATTTTCTTATTTAGAATGTCTTTATCGCTACCAACATTTTCTTCTTGTTTGCGTTTGTCTTTTTTGCCGACTACGGATGGTAGGTTAAACATTACATCTCAGCTTTCTCAGTCTTTTTAGACTCTTTCTTGGTTTCACCTTTTTCTTCTGTGCCAGCCATGTGTTTAGCATAAGCAGCTTCTAGCTTAGACTTTACTTTACCTTTAGCATGGGTGCGTTGTTCAGACAATGCAATTGCCAGAGCTTGCTTCTTAGGCTTTCCTGCGGCAACTTCTGTCTTATAGTTTTTGCCGACTGATTGAGCCGAGCCTGATTTGTCCATTGGCATGATTATTTCTCCGTTTCGTACAATTTTAATACATTAATTGCTTCTTCGCATGAATTTACCCTATGTAATGGCCCACCTTGCCAGCCAGCAAATAGCTTAATTTGTAAAGGGGTTAGCTTCTTGGCTTCCCCATCCTTGACTTCAAGTAAAATAGTTTGGTCGTTATAGCAAACCATTAAATCCGGTATTCCACCGCCTTGTGTATGCAAATGAAATACTTGCGCCCCATAATCTCGTAGTGTTTTCACAACAAAGACTTGATTCTTATCAACTTTTTTCGCAAATGCCATAATTGTATGTTAGTGTCGTTTAACTTGTTAAGGGGAATTCAATGTACCATTTAAGCGATGAAGAGTGGATTGCAACCTGGAAAGAATGTGGCTCAGCCGTTGTAATGGCAACAAAAATAGGTGTTAGTCAGCGCTCAGTATATAACAGAAGAAGGTCAATAGAAGCAAGGCATAAGATTGAATTGCCTTCAGTAGATGACCAGCGTTTTGACCAGTTAAAGAAAATCGCCCAAACTACAGGACATACTCGTAGGGGTATGGATATAGAAAAAGGCAGAGTCATTGTCTTTAGTGATGCACACTTTTGGCCTGACGATACCACCACAGCGTTTAAAGCACTCTTAGAGATGATTAAAGAGTTTAAGCCTACGGCAGTAGTCTGTAATGGCGATGCGCTGGATGGGGCTAATTTAAGCCGTTTCCCACGCCAAGATTGGAATAAAGTACCTACTGTCAAAGAAGAATTAGAAGCCTGTCAGTATTACTTAGGTGAAATTGAAGCAGTTTCTAAAGGGTCTAAGTTGTTTTGGCCTATGGGCAACCATGACCAAAGACTTGAAATGTCTATTATTGCTAATCTTCCTACATTTGAGGGTGTGTTTGGTACTTCATTGCGGGATTACTTTCCTATGTGGCAGCCTTGTTGGTCATTTTGGGTAAATGAAGATACTTGTATTAAGCATCGCTGGAAAGGTGGCTGGACTGGTGGTAGGAATAATGCGGTCAATTCTGGTGTGAATATGATTACCGGCCATACCCATGTCTTATCTTCTATTCCATTTAATGATTACAACGGCACACGCTGGGGAGTCCAGACTGGGACTTTAGCTGACCCTATGGGGCAACAGTTCAATTATACTGAAGACACACCTAAAGATTGGAATTCTGGATTTGTGATGTTGTCATTTGACCAATCTAAGTTATTGCAACCCGAATTAATCCGTGTATGTGGAGAAAACCAAGTTGACTTCAGGGGTAAGGTACACCAGGTATGAGAACAGAATTACAACAAAGACGATATGAGTACAAAAAAGCATGGGCAAAAGACAATGCTGAAAAAGTGCGTGAATCAAGAAAAAAATATGAAGAAAATAATTCATTAAAGATTGCTGAATACCGTTCTAGTGAAGAATTTAAAAAACACACTAGAAAAAATGTAATGAAATATCAACGCAAGTATCCAGAAAAAACTCTTGCAAAAGTAAGAAAAAGACAAATGTTAAAATTGCAAGCAATTCCAAAATGGGTTAATTACACAAGAATTGATGCTTTATATTCTTTGGCTGCAATGTTAACTAAAAATACTGGTGAAAAATACCATGTAGACCACATAATTCCTATTAAAAATGAAAAAGTTTGTGGATTACATATATATGAAAATTTAAGAGTAATACCAGCAAAACAAAATTTAACTAAAAGTAATAAATTTGTAGTATGAGGCTGACATCTTCGGTTATTAAAAACCTGTACGCTTCTCTTTATTGTTGTTATCCATTTACTAAATGGAATATGCCATTGCCAGAAGAAGTAGAGTTTATTGTGACTTCTGACCCAGAAACAATGGGGACTTATTTATACAACACAGAAGAAGATTATGAGCATTGCATTACTATATCTTCTGCCAGGTGTGGTCATTTCTATACCCTTCTAACTACTCTTGCACATGAGTGCGTACACATGAGTTTTCATCGTCAAAAAGGTGATAAATGGATGCAACATGGCAAGCCATTTAGGACTCGTTGCAAGATGGTGGCACACGAATTAGGTTTTGACCCACTTGAGCTTTAATTAACTTTTCTAATTCCCTAGCAAATCTATAGCGTGTTTGCCATTCATTAGCAGAAGCAACGCCTCGTAATCCTAAAGAATACCAAGCGTTTTCAATTTCTTCATCTGTCAACTCAGCACTATCCATAGTGCAATTAAAGGTGAAAATAGTACGAATACACCAAAATATAATAAAAGGT